AAGAACTTGTTGGAGAGTGACGAGTTCAAAGAAATCTTTCCGGAGGTAAAGTTGGCGGCGGACAGTAAGGCATCTGGCCGGTGGGACACGAACAAAGGTGGGATGTACTATGCGGTGGGCGTTGGATCGAACTTGGCTGGTCGTGGTGGTGACTTGGTGATTATTGATGACCCGCATTCGGAGCAGACTGCGATGAGCAGTAGTGGTTTTGATGATGCTTGGGATTGGTACACTGGGGGCCCTCGGCAGCGTTTACAGCCGGGTGGCAGTATAGTTTTGGTTCAGACTCGGTGGTCAGAAAAGGATATGACGGGGCAACTTTTGAGGGCTATGGCTAAAGATGAGTTAGCGGATCAGTGGGAAGTTGTGGAGTTACCGGCAATATTTGAAGATGGGACTCCGTGTTGGCCTGAGTTTTGGAGTCTTGATGATTTGACCGCGGTCCGCGCTTCTATACCTCCGAGCAAGTGGAACGCGCAGTATCAGCAAAATCCTACTGGTGAGGAGAATGCGATTATTAAGCGCGAGTGGTGGCGCAGGTGGGACAGGCAGACGGTTCCTCAGTTGGAGTATGTGATACAGAGTTACGATACGGCTTTTAGTAAGCGGGAGACTGCGGATTATTCTGCTATTACGACTTGGGGTGTTTTTTATCCTAACGAGGGTGGAAGTGGGCCTAACTTGATATTACTTGACAGTAAGAAGGGTAGATGGGATTTTCCTGAATTGAAGCAGATGGCGTTTGACGAGTTTCAGTTCTGGGACCCCGACACCGTCATTGTGGAGGCGAAGGCGAGTGGTATGCCGTTGACACATGAATTGCGTAACATGGGGATTCCGGTGGTGAATTTTACTCCGAGTCGTGGTAATGATAAGGTAACGAGGGTTCACAGTGTGTCGCCATTATTTGAGGCTGGCATGGTTTGGGCTCCTGATGAGACGTTTGCGGACGAGATGATAGAGGAGGTTGCGGCCTTTCCGAATGGTGAGCATGACGATCTTGTGGATAGTATGACACAGGCTTTGATGCGGTATCGTCAGGGTAATTTTGTACAATTACCAACAGATGATTGGCAAGATGATGAAAACAGTGCTAGAGTGAGGGCATATTATTAGGAGATACCTATGGCTAGAAAACCAGTAGCTGGGATGATGGACCGAAATGTTCCGTCTCAATTGGACGAAGAAGACTTACGTGCGGAGTTGGAAATTGAGTTACCGGACAGTCAGAATATCGTTGAGGCCAACATTGTTGGAGAGAATGTTGGCGAGATAGAGATATCTGAAACTGAAGATGGCGGCGTTACTGTAGATTTTGAGCCACAGGACGAGAAGGGCGTGGACGACGGGTTTTATGCCAATTTGGCTGAAAACATGCCAGATCGTGAATGTGCGAGGGTAGCGTCAGAACTTTTGGAAGAATATGATGCCAACAAGGCGAGTCGTGCAGAATGGGAAGACGCTTATTCTAATGGTTTGGAGTTGTTGGGTTTTACCTACGACGAGCGGACGCAGCCGTTTCGTGGAGCCTCCGGCGTGACTCATCCGTTGTTGGCGGAAGCTGCAACGCAGTTTCAGGCGCAGGCATTTAACGAATTGTTACCGGCTTCGGGGCCCGTGCGTACTGTAGTTATGGGCAAGGAGACGCGGGCCAAGTACGATCAATCGCAGCGCGTTCAGCAGTTTATGAATTATTATATATCGAATGTCATGGAAGAATATACGCCTGACATGGATCAGATGTTATTTTATTTACCATTGGCTGGTTCTACATTTAAGAAGACTTATTTTGATGAGACTTTGGACCGTGCGGTAAGTAAGTTTGTCCCTGCTGAAAACTTGGTTGTACCGTATGAGACTTCGGATTTGGAGACATGTCCTAATATTACGCAGGTTATTCGTATGTCGTTGAATGACTTACGCAAGCGTCAGATCAGTGGTTTTTATCTCGATATAGACGTTATACCTGCACAGAAAGAGTTGAACGAGGTAGAAAGCGAACTGGAAGGCATCACTGGTATGGAGCCTAACCAGATAGATTATGACTGTACGATTTTGGAATGTCATGTCGATTTAGACTTGGAGGGTTATGAAGACGAGGACGACGATGGAGAGCCTACAGGTATTAAGATACCGTACATTGTGACGTTATCTTTGGACAATGGTCAGGTTTTGTCGATACGTCGTAATTATTTAGAGGATGACGAACAGAGGAAGAAGATCCAGTACTTTACGCATTATAAGTTCTTACCGGGCTTTGGTTTTTATGGATTGGGTTTGATTCACACGATTGGCGGGCTCTCCCGAACCGCCACGGCGGCGCTGCGACAGTTGATCGACGCTGGTACGTTGTCCAACCTCCCAGCGGGTTTCAAGGCCCGCGGACTACGGATCAGAGACGACGACGATCCTTTGCAGCCGGGTGAGTTTCGCGACGTTGACGCACCCGGTGGGGCTATCCGGGATAGCCTCATGCCGCTGCCTTTTAAGGGGCCCGACCAGACATTATTTAATTTATTGGGTTTTGTTGTTCAGGCTGGTCAGCGGTTCGCGACTATTACTGATTTGAAGGTTGGTGATGGTAATCAGTCCGCGGCTGTCGGCACAACAATAGCAATGATGGAACAAGGCTCACGGGTCATGAGCGCAGTTCATAAGAGATTGCATTACGCGATGCGTCAGGAATTCAAGATTTTGGCGCGGGTAATGTCGGAAAGCCTGCCACAGCAATATCCTTACTCTGTAGCGGGCGGAGACGAAACAATAATGCGCGAGGACTTTGATGATCGGGTAGATGTTGTACCTGTAAGCAATCCGAACGTATTTAGTCAGTCTCAGCGCATCGTTTTGGCGCAAACCAAGTTACAATTGGCTACACAGGCACCAGAACTGCACAATATGGGCGAGGTATTCCGGGATATGTATGAGGCGATGGGCGTTACGGACGTAGATCGCATACTCAAATCGCCACCGACTGAAGATCCACAGCCCGTGGACCCCGCGTCAGAAAACATTGCGGCTATGGATATGTTACCGTTAACAGCTTTTGAGGGTCAGAATCATCAGGCTCACATTATTTCGCACTTGGTTTTTGGTTCTACGCCTTTGGTTGCACAGATTCCAAAGGTTGCGATGGATTTACAGAAGCACGTTATGGAGCATGTAAAGTTGGCGGCGCAGGAGCAGGCTATGGTTCAGATGTCCCAACAAGGGCAGGGTATGGACGAGGCCCAGATGCAGTTGCAGATGGAGCAGTTGGTTGCTCAGTTTATTGCCGACGGTATGCAGCAGGTCAAGCAGTTGTCACAGCAGGTATCTGGTCAGGGGCCCGATCCGTTGGTCAAGCTCAAAGAGGCAGAGTTACAGCAACGAGCGCAGGAAGCAGCGGCGGACGATCAGTTGGATCAGGCGAAGTTGCAGTTGGATGCACAGAACCAAGCAATGCGGTCCGATCAATTCGAGAAGCGGTTGGCTTCACAAGAGCGTCAGACAGACAAGCGCATAGATTCTGCGATGCAGCGTGAATTACTTAAAATGAGGAGATAGTAATGCCAGAAAATACAGATATGAAATATTACGAAGGAATGGTAGAGGGTGTTGGATCGGCAATTGGTGCTATTGGTAAAAGAGCAACGGGTCGAGCTTCCTCAGATCCTAATACTCCCTTAACTCCAAAAACTTCTGCTCCTAGAAGGGCAAGAACTTCTGCTCCTAGAAGGGCAAGAAAACAACCTATTCCGCCTACACCTCCTCCGGGGGGACGAACAAGGAGGAGGAAAACTTCTGACGCTGACAAAAAAACTTTTACAGATCTTGAGCAAGGCGCTGATATTAAAAGAAAGGCGGCGGAGGTTCGTAAAAAGAAAGATCCAAAAAATCAATCTTTGCGACCTAGAGCTAGACCAAAGAATGCAACCTCTCTTAGACCAAAAGTTAGGCCAAGTTAATGTCCGATAAACTGCCAAAGGTCAGCATTGCTGTTGTAGGTGTGGTAATCGCACAAATTGGCGGTTTCATCTGGTGGACAGCACAGCAGGCCAGTACAATACAGAATCTCGAAGAAACTGTGAACGTCCTGACCGTAGAAAACAACGCTACGGACAGGACTAATTTAATTAGAGATGTTGAAGAAAATAAAGAACGCATTGACGAAATTATAGATTATATTGTCGAAGTCGAAGAGGACGGCGAGGAGACAATAGACGATATTTATTCTGAATTTGAGGACGTTTACGAAACGCAAGAAGGGTTTATTTTACAATTTAACCAAATCATTAAATTGCAAGCTAGAGTTAAAACTTTAGAAAACACAATTGAATACCTTACAAGACGACCTATGGATTCTGACGGCAGGTAGCAATGGACCCTATTACAATTCTTGCAGGGTTGAAAACAGGGTTGGCTGCGGGCAAAAGCGTGGCCTCCTTGTCAAAGCAAATCGGTCAATTTTTTGATGCAACGGATAGTGCAAAGAAGAAATTACAACAAAAAGGCGTATCTGGTAAAAATGTAAACGCCATAGCGATGGAGAGATTTGCCAAATTAAGACAGGCTGCTGAAGCTGAAGAGGAACTGAAAAAATACATATCAGAAACATTGGGCCCGTCACATTGGCAAACTTTGCTAAAAATAAGACGAGAAGTATTGCAGGAAAAAAGAGAAGCAGAAGCTCAAGCTAGAAGAGATGCAATCGCACAACAAGAACTATTGATTACGATTGTGGGCATAGTTGTCTTATTGATTTTTACTTTTGTAGGAGCGGCTGCATACCTGCATTATATGCAGTGGATTGACGTGAGGGACTACTTTCCATGATTTATGTTTTGGTTTTCCTGCATTTTATTAGTACAGATCGTTTACAGTATTACCAAATCGGAACTTATTCGGACAAAGAGCAATGCCTAGAAGAAGCAGAAAAGGCAAAGATCATGGTGACACACAACTCAATGAAAGTGACCTGCCTCGAAGTGAACGCCCAACAATAGTCGAGCGGGGTAAAAAGTTTGCCGCTTATGATAAGAATGGACGATTAATCATTTTAGGGTATAATAGACAAATAATACAGGAGTATGCAGATGCCCAAAGCAAAATACGATTTAAACGATAACGGTAAGATTGACCCTGAAGAGCGTGAAATCATGCTTGAAGACCGTCGTAGAATTATGATGGACGCTGATGCAAAGCGAGATGCCCAACGTAGAATGGCATGGTTTAGTCTTACAGGCATGCTTTTGTTCCCATTTGGTGTTGTATTTACCGAATGGATGGAGCTTCCAAGGGCGTCAGAGATGCTTTCCAGTATGAGTAACATATATTACGTCAGTATCGCTGCCATAGTTGCGGCATATTATGGATTTACAAACATGGGGAAGGGACAATGACAAAATTAACCAAAGCGAAAAAGAAAAAAGTTAAAAAAGTTATTGCTGGCTTGAAAAAAGCTTCAAAACTTCACGCCAAACAAGCAAAACAGCTAAAAAGTGTGGTTCGAGCATGATTGGACAATTACTTGGGCCCGTTGCAGGTCTAGCTAGTAGCTGGTTGGACGCAAAAACCACCAAACAAGCGGCAGAAGCGAAGCTAAAACTGACAGAAGCAGAGGCAAAAGCTAAAATTTTGCTGTCAGAAAAGACATCTGTTGCCGATTGGGAGCGGATTATGGCAGAAAATTCTAAAAGTTCATGGAAGGACGAATTTTTCGTAATTGTTTTGTCAATTCCGTTGATTTTAGCCTTCATACCGGGTGCCGAGGGCATTGTAGACAGGGGTTTTGAGCAGCTTCACAAGGCCCCAGACTGGTATTTTTACAGTTTAGGTATTGCAATTTCAGCATCTTTCGGTGTGAAAGGCTATAAACAGTTTACTAGGAGAAAGTGATGTATACCTACTTCGTAAAGTCTGTAGACAGGGTTGTTGATGGCGATACGATTGATATAATTATTGATCTTGGCTTTGATCTTACAAAAAAAGAACGTGTTAGGCTTGCTGGTATAGATACACCAGAGAAAAGAACAAAAAATCCAAAAGAAAAAGAGATGGGATACCAAGCTACTGAGTTTTTAGAAATGCACCTTATGGAAGCATCAAAACTTACTGTAAAAACCGAAAAAGAAGGTAAGTTTGGCCGCATGCTTGGCTGGTTATACAAATCAGAAGAAGACACGATGTCTATAAATCAAATTATGATAGATAAAGGTTATGCTTGGGCTTATGATGGTGGCACTAAAGTAAGAAACCTTGAGGATCTTCTGGCAAAGAGGGAGAATAGTGATGGCGTTTGAAGCGTTAAAACAGTTGCAGGAGAAGTGTGGTGTATCTCCTGATGGTGCGTTTGGCCCTAACACCGCCAAGGCAATAGTAAAACACTACGAGTTGTCTCCGGAAAGAGGCGCACACTTACTAGGTCAAACTGTGCATGAAAGCGGATCTTTTAAATATACGTCAGAAAACTTAAATTATTCTGTAGATGCCTGCCTAAAAGTGTTTAGCAAATATTTTAAAACAAAAGAAGAAGCCGAGCCCTATGCAAGAAATCCAAAAGCCCTTGCTGACAAAGTTTACGGACACCGTGGAGGTAATGACGGATCCGGTTATGCATGGCGCGGTCGAGGATTTTTACAATTAACGCATAGAGATAACTATAGAGCGTTTGCAAGCGACATGCGGCTGCCAGACGTTATGGATGATCCTGATCTTGTAGCGAACGACTACGCGATGGATTCAGCTTTGTGGTTTTTTAAAAGAAACAACATATGGAAAATATGCGATGAGGGTGTAAGTGACGACACCATCAAACGTGTGACCAGAGTAGTAAATGGTGGTTATAATGGATTAGACCACCGTGTGAAAGAAACAAAGAAAATTTACGAGTGGTTAAAATAATCGCATAAAGTCACAGTTTCTCCTAGTAAATCCTATATCTTGTATGTTAGGGTGCAATCAGGCATAGGAGGAATGTATGCAAATAAGTTTAGCCGAGGCTGTTTTTCGTATTATACGAGAGCGGCGCGAGGCGATTAAGGACTTGTTATTTTATGACAATGTCTCGAATATGGAGCAATATCGTGAGCTTATGGGGAACTTAAAAGCCCTCGATCACGTGGAACAGGAACTCAAGAGCCTGCTAGATAAACAGGAGCAAACTGATGAATGAAGGCACTAAAGTTGACCTTTCTGGCGCAGCAGCCGCCGTTAAGGAAATGAAGAAAGAAAATACTGCAAATCTCGCAGATGCTTATGTCGAAAAGCCTGTTCTCAATCCAGAGACGATTGGTGCAAGCTTGTTAGACCGGATGCCGAACCCTACAGGGTGGCGTATATTAATCCTTCCATACCAAGGCAGAGCCAAAACTTCTGGCGGTATATTCATACCAGAAGAAGTTAAAGAGCGTAGTCAGGTTTCTACGCAGGTTGGCTATGTTCTTAAAACAGGACCACTCGCATATAAGGATAAGGACAAGTTTCCTTCCGGCCCTTGGTGCGAGGAAAAGCAATGGGTTATGTTTGCCCGTTATGCTGGGTCAAGGTTTCAGATAGACGGAGGAGAAGTCCGGATATTAAACGACGACGAAATTCTGGCGACAATCATGGACCCAGAAGATATTCAACATCTGTAAGAGGTAAATTATGGCAGAAGAAAATCAGGTAGAATTAGATCTTGTAACAGAAGAGGAAGTGGAAGTAGAAGCTGAAGCTCCTAAAGAAACGGAAGAGGTCGAAGTTCTTGAGGCAGATTCAGAGGATCAATTTAAAAAAGCTGAAGATGCAACACAAAAAAGAATTAATCGTTTAACGAAGAAGATGCGTGAAGCAGAGCGTCAGCGCGAAGAAGCTTTGACCTATGCAAAAAATGTTCAGGCGGAGTCAGACCAACTGAAGCAAAGAATGCAGTCTTTGGATGACAATTACGTCAACGAGTTTTCAACACGCGTAACCTCTCAAATGGAGCAGGCAGAAGCGGAGCTTTCACGGGCTATTGAAATTGGCGATAGTGCTGCAACGGTACAGGCCCAGCGCAAGCTGACAAACCTTGCTATTCAGGCAGATCGCGCGGAGCAAGCGAAGGCCCAGCAGGAACAGCAAAAAGCTCAAACTGAAGCTGTCGCCCAGCAACCTCAACAACAGGTAGCGCCGCAAGTCCCCAAACGTCCGGACGCAAAAGCAGAGCAATGGGCTTTACGAAACACTTGGTTTGGAGAGGATGAGGCCATGACTTATGCAGCTTTTGGAATACATAAAAGGCTTGTTGAAGAAGAAGGGTTTGACCCCACAAGCGATGAGTACTATACTGAGCTTGATCGCCGTATTGACGACAAATTTAATACGGGCGCAAAAACCACTAGCAAACGACCCGCTCAGACGGTTGCTGGTGCCACAAGAACCACCTCTGGGCGCAGTGGGAAAAAGGTTAGACTCACCCCTAGCCAAGTCGCTATCGCGAAGAAATTGGGTGTGCCGCTGGAAGAATATGCGAAACACGTGAAGGAGTAAGAAACATGACTGAACAAACAAATAATCGAGCTTCTCGCGCAACACAAACTAGGGACAAACAGGCCGTAAGAAAGCCTTGGGCTCCCCCGTCAATGTTAGATGCACCACCTGCACCGGATGGTTTTAAACATCGTTGGATTCGCGCTGAAACGCGTGGTTTTGATGATACGAAAAACATCAGCGCAAAAATGCGTGAAGGCTGGGAATTAGTTCGCAAGGACGAGTTTCCGGACTTTGAGGCCCCGGTAGTTGAATCAGGTAAATATGAAGGTGTGTTTGGAGTAGGCGGATTGCTTCTCGCAAGAATACCGAATGAGACTGTAGATGAAAGGACTGCGTACTTTGCAGAACGTAGCCAACATCAACAAGATGCAGTTGACCACGATATGATGCGCGAGAATGCACACTCAACCATGACGATTAGTAAAGCTGATCGTCAATCTCGTGTAACCTTCGGTGGCCCTCGTAAGAGTTAGGGTCGCTCAATTAGGAGAAAACTAAAATGGCAAACCAAGAAACTGCCTTCGGTTTACGTCCTATCGGGCTTGTTGGAAACGGTGTAAACTCAACTGGGGTAACTCAGTATGAAGTCGCTTCTAACAACACCAATCCGATCTTCCAATTTTCTTTATGTGTGCCGACTGCGGCAGGCGTAATTGATCATGCGGGAGCTACAAGTGGGGGTACAACTCCTGCTCTTGGTGTTCTGATGGGCGTAGAATATGTTGATTCAGGAACTAAAAAACCAGTATTTAAGAATTTCTGGCCCGGTTCCAACAATGTCAGCGTTGATACTAACCACCCTGTTAAAGCTTTTGTTGCTGATAATCCAAATCAGTTGTTTAAAGTAGCTTCTGACGCGACTCTTACAGACCGCGCCACTGCTTTGACAGCCGTTTTTGCAAACGCATCTTTGGGTACATCTGCTCGTACTGGTTCAACCAATACTGGCAATTCAAACTCAGCATTGAGCGTGTCATCTATAAACACAACAGCAACTTTACCGTTGCGAATTGTTGGCATTATGGACAATGAAGCAAACAATGATTTTACCGCTGCCGGTATACCATTGATTGTTCGTATTAACGCTCACTTTAATGCAAGTACGTCGCGGTTTGATTCTCAGACCACAGCGACCACAACAGGCGTATAAGGAGGGTTAAATATGGCTATATCACGCGCACAACTAGCTAAAGAGCTAGAACCCGGTCTAAACGCCCTGTTTGGACTTGAGTACACTCGTTATGAAAACGAGCATGCCGAAATATTTGAAGAGGAATCTTCTGATCGTGCATTCGAAGAAGAAGTAATGCTTGGTGGTTTTTCCACTGCACCTGTTAAGTCTGAAGGCGGAGCCATCAGTTTTGACGATGCACAGGAAACATACACTGCGCGTTATACACATGAGACAATTGCTCTTGCTTTTTCAATTACTGAAGAAGCGATTGAAGATAATCTTTATGATCGTCTAGCGTCTCGTTACACTAAAGCTTTGGCCCGCTCTATGGCGCAAACAAAGCAAATTAAGGCTGCTTCTATTCTAAACAATGCGTTTAGTGCAGGTGCAAACGCCGTGGGTGATGGAGCAGCATTATGTTCCAGTTCACACCCAAGCCTATCAGGCAACCAGCGTAACCTTCTTTCAACAGCCGCTGACTTGAACGAAACTTCACTTGAGCAAATGTTGATTGATATTGCTGGTTTCACTGACGAGCGTGGTCTAAAGATCGCTGTCCGTGGTACAAAACTCATCATTCCAAAAGAACTGCAATTTATTGCAGAGCGTGTGATGAACTCTAACCTACGTTCGGCAACTGCGGACAATGACGCAAACGCGATGAAGAATATGGGTATGATTCCTGAAGGGGCTGTGGTTAACCACTTCCTTACAGATACAGACGCTTTCTTCATTAAAACGGATGCGCCAAACGGTTTTAAATTCTTTAACCGTTCGCCAATTAAGACGGCAATGGAAGGTGATTTCGACACCGGTAACATGCGATTCAAGGCACGTGAGCGTTACAGCTTTGGTGTTTCTGACTGGCGTTGCGTTTTTGGTACACCCGGAGCGTAAAACATGTTATAATGAGGTTATCTTTTTGCAAAAGATTACCTCTCTGATAACTAAGGGGCCTGCAAAGGCCCCTTTCTTTTTTTGTTTCCTGTGTTATACTGACGTTATCCCTGACAACGGCATGGGGCCGTTGACTAACCCAGACAGGAGATTAACATGGGTACAACAACTTTTTCAGGTCCAGTAAAAGCTGGAACAGTGCGCGAAGGCGGGTCTGCTAATGTAGGTTTTGTTAAGATGGCGCAAACAGCATCTTGGACACAGTCTACTACTGCTGCGGACACAGGAATTGTTATTCCTGCTAACAGTCAAATCGTTGAAATACGGATTTATATTACCACTGCATGTGATGCCGCAAACATCAGCATGGGTACGAGTTCAACTTCTACTGAGTTGTTTACTGCGTTAGCCGCAGGTACAGCAGCCAATGTAATTAAACTTGGTTCGGCTGGAACAATCACAGATGCTGATACTTGGGTAGACATTGGAACTGCTGATCTTTCGATCTTTATAGATTTTTCAGCGGGTACATCTGGCGTAGGTAATGTTACGGTTGAATACATCCAAGGCATCAACAACGCTTAATAGGAGATAACTCATGGCAGATGCAGCTACAGTAGTCATGAAGACTACGATACTACCGGACGAGATAGCCAAAACTATCGAAGCCACAACCACTGTTTCGCCAAAAGATGCGAACGACAAGTGGTATTACAAACTGACAAGCGTTACAGCAGCAAGCACGGATTTGATCACTGGTTATTACACAGACTATACGGCGGTTAACGCTAACGCAAATCCCGGAACTGTGGCGACAGGTGACAAGGTTGAGTTTATCTATATAAAAAATACAGATGCAGCTAATGACATTTATGTTGTTTTTAACGCTGGTACTGTAGCAAACACTACTACAGATGCGGTTAAAATTAGTCCTAATCAGTCTTTTTATGGTAGATACCCAAATGCAACAGTCGCTGACGTACACGCAATCGGTCACGATGGATCGAGTGCCGCGACTGCAACTTGTATTGTTTGTGCTTTACTTGATGACATAGCATAAGGATATTTCATATGTCTATTTCTGATGTAAAAACAAAACGCGTGACTGGCACGGGCTCTTTGGCAGTGGGTCCTGCACGTATTCGTCAGATACAGCTTAAAACAGGTTCAGGCACGCCTCGTCTTACCGTCACCGACGGTAGCGGCGGGGCTACTGTTTTAGATCTTGATTTTAATGCTACTGACACACACTCGGTAAACATACCTGCAAATGGTATAAGGGTGAGTGACATAAATGTATCTGTCCTTACAAACATAACAGCGGTTACGTTTTTCTTTAACTAAGGTTACGAAATATGGCGGAACGTAAACGCGATAAAATGCCTAAACGTAACAAGAAAAATTTTCGCCCCACTAGCAAGGGGGCGGGAATGACGAAAGCTGGGGTTGCCGCGTATCGAAGAAAAAACCCCGGCTCTAAACTTCAGACAGCCGTTACCGGTAAAGTTAAGCGTGGGAGTAAAGACGCTAAAAGACGCAAGTCTTTTTGCGCTCGATCTGCGGGTCAGATGAAAAAATTTCCAAAGGCGGCCAAAAATCCAAATTCAAGATTGCGACAAGCTAGAAAAAGGTGGAAGTGTTAATGGCAAATTATTCAAGAAAATCAAAAAAAGCTTCTTCCAAGAGTAAGGGAAGTAAAATTTGTCCAGAGGGTAAAGCTTGGGCTAAACGTACCTTTGATACATATCCAAGTGCTTATGCTAATCTGGCCGCGTCAAAGTATTGCAAAGATCCTAATTATGCCAAAAAGTCAAAGGGTGGCAAACGGAAGGGCAGATAATGGGTGAATTAAAGAAATGGCTTAAACAAGATTGGGTAAGAATTGGCACAGACGGTAAAATAAAAGGCAAATGTGGCACTTCTAAAAACAAAAAGAACCCAGATCGTTGTTTACCTCGTAGCAAAGCGCAGAGTTTGACGCAAGCTGAACGTGCAAAAACAGCCAGAAAAAAGAAAGCGGCGGGCTCTAAAGGTAAGACCGTCGTTTCAAATACAAAACGAGCAAAAGTAACCCGAATGGGATTGGGTGGTGCTGTTGTGCAGACAAAATCTAAAAGAAAATTCAGGGGCAAAAATGTCCCCGGAACCGCTGTTGCCAGAGGTTGTGGTATGGTGATGGCAAAAAGAAGAAAGCGCACCAAAGGTGCGGTAACCCAGTCATAAGGAGAAAAACATGGCTATGAAGAAAAAAGGCTATCGTGCAGGCGGTAGAGTAAGACGAATGTCTAAAGGTGGCGCTACTGGTGGTAGAATTAGGCGCATGTCTAAAGGCGGAAAAGCTGGTGGCAGAATTAAAAAAATGGAGGGTGGCGGAGCCGTCTCTAAGACAAAGAAATCTAAAGGTGGAGCCGCTGGAGGTAAAAAATCTTTAGCTAAAGCACGGGCTGTGCTACCTGCGGGGTACAAAATAGTTAAAAAATAATGTCTTATTTATATAGCAACATTCCTTATTTTAAGGCATGGGTTCGCCGTGAATATACTCACAACCACGAGGATTATCACGGCGAATTTCTTCATGCTATGGTTATCGGTGTTACGTCTATGCCGAATAGATGCTTGAGTTTCCAAGTTATGTTTACTGGAAACGAGGCCGAGGGAGAGGAAGAGGATACAGTGCATGGTGGTGCAATGTGGGCAAGAATGCCTATCACTGCTTTGGTTGCTGATATACCTTTAGAAGAATGGCCCGAACCAATGAATACATACGATGCTCAACCATGGGACTGCTCATCGTACCATCATGCCGTTTATGTGATGGACAGAGCTACGCCGTGCCCTTGGTTAGCAAAAATAGACAGTGATTTTTTTCCTGCAAAATACCTGTTTACTGTTGATTACGCTGAATCCGAAATAGCAGACGATCCAGCACAACATAAACAAAGTCACGTTTTACAGTTACTCGATGCGGGAGAGTGGACAGGTAATATTGTTGCGCTGCCAAACAATAGGGTACGTGTAACACACCCAGCTTGGTTTGAAACTGGCGAGGGAGCGCCGCATTTTAAGCCTTCTCAACATATACACTATTCAAAAAGTGATTTAGACTATACACTCGATGTAAATAGAATATTTGACAACCTTTATAACGAGGATGAGTAATGACACTTTCTAACTCAACAGATTTTGAATTAGATGTAGCTGATTATATTGAAGAAGCGTTTGAAAGGTGTGGGCTTGAGGTTCGCACAGGATACGACCTTAAGTCAGCTAAAAGATCTTTAAACCTTCTTTTAGCTGACTGGGCTAACCGTGGTCTTAATCAATGGACTATAAAACAAAGAACCGTCGCCATGGTTTCTGGCGACGGTGAATATGACTTAGGAACGGATGTCATTGATGTTCTTTCTGTTGTGGTACGGAGAGACGGCACCGACTTTCAGCTTGAAAGATTAAGCAGGGATGAATTTTTGAACATCCCTGTTAAAACAACAACTGGCCGATCTAATCAGTATTTTCTTGATCGACAACTTACACCAAATTTGAAATTGTGGCCGGTTCCAGAAAACAGCACTGATGTTATTGTTTTGGATGCGCTTACTCGAATACAAGATGCAGACGTATATACAAACACACTTGATTTACCTTTTAGGTTTTATCCTTGTTTAGCGGCTGGTCTTGCATACTATCTATCTCTTAAAAGGGCTCCAAACAGAGTGCAATTGCTTAAAGCAGTGTATGAAGAAGAGTTTGATCGGGCTGCCACCGAGGACCGGGATAGATCTTCTTTTAACGTTGTTCCCGATTTTCAATATTTTAGAGTGAGTTGATGAGTAAATTTGCGTCCGGAAAAAATGCAAAAGCAATTTCGGATAGATCCGGATTTCAATATCCCTATAGGCTAATGCGAAGGGAATGGAATGGATTACTTGTAGGCCCAGATGAATTTGAAACAAAACATCCTCAACTTGGTCCTTTTCGAAAGGTAGATGATCCACAAGCTTTAGTTGATAGTAGACCAGAACAAAATTTAGATGTTCAACGAAACACTCAATATGGGTTTAATCCTGTTGGTTTGAGGGGAGTAGAGGGTTTAGATCAGGACAATGATTTAGAGGGTATTGGCCTTGTAGGAACTGTTGGAGTAAGTATATTCAATCCCCAGATACGTGGTTCACAAGCTACAGGTCAGGTTGGTACTGTAACGGTTGGCATCAACATTGTTGTGGTCAATCAACCTGTGACTGGTTTATCCGTCACTGCTTCTGTAGGAACTGTAACAGTTGTTACCGCAACTACTTTTGATGATACATCAGTTACGTTAGACTCTAATACACAGACATTTGATGAAGGATAAGATATGGCAAAACAAACAGTAGGTATAGGCTCCTCCGCTAACGATGGAACAGGGGACACCCTTCGAGCCGGTGCAGATAAAATAAACGATAACTTTAATGAAGTATATGCGGCCATAGGAAACGGCACGACTCTTACTGATCTCATAGACTCAAACGGATTATTAGATGTAAGTTCTGGCGCAAACAAAATTGTTTTTTACTATGCGGCTCTAAGCGATCTTCCCAGTGCTTCGACCTATCATGGTGCTATAGCTCACGTTCACGCTGCTGGAGGAATGTACTTCGCACATGGTGGGGCATGGCTTCGACTCAATGATGAGACGACAGGTCCGGTAACTAAATATACAGTCAGTGCCGCCACTGGTTCAGCATATCAGTTTACAGGTCCGGGCGCTACGACTGGTGACAATCCAAATTTTACTTTTTACAAAGGTCATACTTATTTGATAGACAACTCTGCTCATGTAAGTGGTCACCCTTTACAAATAAGAACATCGAGCGGCGGTTCAGCTTTTACAACAGGGGTGACAGATAATTACAATTCGACTACGGGACTAACTCAGTTTATTGTACCACATGAGCCAAGCGATATTTCTTTAGTGTATCAATGCACAGTTCATAGTAGTATGGTAGGAACAATAACAATAGTGTGATGATATGAGTTTTACATTTGATAGTTTAAAACAAGCCATACAGGATTATACAGAAAACTCGGAAACGACTTTTGTAAACAATCTATCCGTGTTTATCCGAGCCGCTGAAGAACGCATTCTTAAAAACGTTCAGCTTAATTTATTTATGAGAAATCAGGTTGGGACCATGACTTCCGGAAATCAGTACCTTGGTGCCCCTAGTGATTTTTTAGCGCCCTTTTCGTTAACTATTACAAATAGTGGAGATAAAGAATTTTTAGAGTTTAAGGACTTATCTTTTATTGAAACCTTTCACCCTGATTATACTGACACAGGAAAGCCAAGATATTACGCACAATTTGATGTGGGTAATTTTATTCTAGCTCCAACTCCAAATCAAAACTATCCCGTCGAAGTTCAGTATCTTTTTAGACCTGCTAGTTTAACTAGCGGTGCAGGCACAGGCACAACTTGGTTAAGTGAAAATGCTGAATTAGCTTTATTGTATGGCACGTTGGTTGAAGCTTACACTTTTATGAAGGGTGAACCTGACATTATGGCAAACTATGATAAACGTTTTCAAGAAGCTGTTATGGGGCTTAAAATGCTTGGAGAAGCAAAAGAAACAACACAAGAATATCGTGTTGGTAAGGTAATTAGGGATAAACAATAATGTTTAAATTAAATTTTGATGTTCCAGACGATCCAATCGTTAACGTACAAACAACAAATAATCGGGGTTTTTCTCCCGATGAGGTTGCAGAACGCTGTGTTGAAAAACTTATAAGTGTGTCTGATAAGGCGCATCCTGCTATAAGGGATCAGGCAAAAGCGTTCCAAAAGCACATGGAAAAGGTGGTTGCATTTTATATGCGCGAGGCTATTCGCAGTGACCGCACAACCGTGTATAATGCCCTTAGAGATGCAGGGCATCCAGAACTGGCTGACGCAATAAGGAGATTATGACATGGCGATCACTCAAGCAATGTGTACTTCTTTTAAGAAAGAACTTCTTGAAGGAACACACAATTTTAAAAATTCAGGGGGCGGTACTTTTAAACTTGCCCTATTTACTTCATCTGCAACCC